TCAGGTCATGAAGTTCAGCTCCGCAGTTTGGGCAAAACTTTACTTCAATGGGAATTTCTACTACATCGTTAGGGGACGAACTTCCATGACGGACTATAAATGCTCCTATTAAATTAGGGTAGTCGGCACAAATTTTACAGGGTCCCATCTTTAATTCCTCCATTTGATTTTTCCAGATTTTTATGGTATAATATTAGTATAAGGGGTGAATTTTTTATATGAATTATCTTAACTTTTTAGTCTTTTGGATTTTATGTGTTGTCGGTTTTTACGAAACCGTCAATCTTCTTTATAATTGGAACACCAACCGAGTTCCCGCAAACAACCTTTCTCGGGGTCATAACAAGAACAATTTTTGGCACAGGTCTCTGCAACTCTATCGGGGTTGCGGATTTGGGTCTGCATTACCATAGGACCCTGCCTTATAGTCTTCGTTACTATTGGCGGGATTGGTATGGGGTTGGTTTCAAAGTCACAAGTTTGTGCGGACCGGCACATATAGCAGGTATTTGTCTTTGAATAGCAAGAAGGACATAGGATTTTCATATCTGCGAAATCATCTTTCCAAGAACAGATATAGTCGATTAATCCACTTTGCCCACACGCATCACATACCAGAGGCTGAATTCCGTTAGTGTGTTTAGAGCAATAATCTATTTCTGGGTCTACTTCGTGGATATAGTTGCCGTTGGATAAACGCCGGCAAGCCCAGCCCTTTGGATGCATTGAGGCGAGGTTCCCGCAGGTCTTACAATTTTTCTTTACCATATATATTCCTCCAGAAATTGGTTCATAACTTCTTTGGAGAATATGAAGACTTTGTCTTCGGGGTTAAGAGGATGAAGGGTCAGGCAATTGATGTTTTCACTGTCGCCGTATAAATCAAAGAGATTATCTATGGCGTCTCGTTCATCATCGCCTACGACAATTCCTGCTTCTTCTACGGTGTCGTCTTCATCGGGCCCGCAATTAAATTCAATTTTATAAACAAAAGATGCCATAGTCTTTAACTCCTTTTTCTTATTTTCTATAAATATTATATCATATTTTTATAAAATTTTCAAATTTTTTATTTTGATTAGAGTAAAAAATAAATTTTAATATCGTGTAGGACAAAGTATGATAATGTATTAAAAATAATTTTTAAGTATTAACGAAAGGATGTGCTCAATTGAAAACTATATCGTTAAGACTTGAAGACACAGAAAAAGAATAGTTAGAGCAATATTGTAAAGATAATGATTTAACTATGTCCCAAGTAATTCGTAAATTAATAAAAGAATTTTTAGCGAATTAGAAATAAGGGGAGTGTCTATTAAGCAAATGAACAAAATTATTTATTCTTTAAATGTAATGGAATAGTTAGTTGAAAAAGGTAATGTTCCATTATCTTCAATGCCAAATCCAAAATTTCCGCAATATATGTGTTGGATATTTGAAGTAAATGAAAAATTTTAGCGAGATTTGGATGAAGTGTTAGGTGGTGTCGAGTCTAATGAGTGAAATAGATTCTTTTGTGGTTCGTAAGGAATGGCTCGACAATATTTCTGGATTAACTTTAGACCAACAAGATAAAGTAATTGCGGAAATAGTTAGATATGGAGTAGGATTAGAAGGTCAATATGATAATGACCCTGTTATTACTTCATTAGTTAATATGGTAAAAGGAAGAATAGATTTTAGCAAAGTAAAATACCAAGAAAAAGTAGAAATGAGTAAAAAAGCTGGTCGCAAAAGAAAAGTTGATGATTAGTAGATATATAATTTAGCAAGAAGTGGAAAGAGTTCTGCAGAAATTGCAGAAATATTAGAATGTTCTAAGTCTTCTGTTGATCATAGTGATGGTTGGCGTAATAGAAAAAATGAAGATTTCTCATTCTAATTTTGCAACGAGTTTTTGTTAATTTTTGCAAAATTTGCAAAAATCGAACCGATCCCCTTGCAGAAACTTTTGCAAAAGTAGATATTTGCAATAATTTTTGCAATTGATTTTGCAACGTTGCAACAATTATTTTTGCAATTTACAACTTTTAATTGCAATTGCACAAATCTATCTTATATTTACAATTTTTGCAAATTTGCAATTTTGCAAAACTTACTGAATTTTTGCAAAATGCAAGCATTTCTGCAAAAATTCTCCGGACCCCCATTCGGGGGCCCGGTCGGTTCTTTTTGAAATGTGATAAAGGAGTAGAAAAATGGTTAATAAAATGACTGGAAAATGGTTAAAAATATCGAATGAGGAATAGTGGGGGCGTTTTTAGGAACTTTAGCGGGATCCCGCAACAGATATAAGAAAAGTAGAAGTTTATTTTGATTTTAAAAATAATAATTTTTATGTGGTCTCTGCAGACTTACAAGATTCTTTGTCTCTTGGAATAGAAGAATATCCAGGGTATATTATATAATTTGATAATTTATTAAAAATATGTTATAATATAAATAGAAATAGAAAATAAAATAAAAATTCCATTTGGAATTTTTATTTTAAAAAGAAAATTGAAAGGAGATTTTTCAAAACGAAACCAAAAAATGAAATGAAAACTTGGTTTCATTTTGAAAAAATGAAACCATGAATCTTATAGGTAATTATAAAGGTTATCCTATCTATAGGTGTTCCCGCAATGAGTATGAAGTGTTGAAGCGTAGGAGAGAACTGGAAGAGGGTTCTGTCTATTGTATTACTGATGAAAATGAAATTCTTCTTATGAATGACTGTGCTGTTGGACAAGCAAGATTGAGAGAGAATAGAGTAATAAGGTTTGAACCCAGTCGCGCAAGAAGAGAACTGGTTTATAGGGAAGATAAGTCGGTTAAGATGTCTTTTGAAGAGGAGAAGAGTAATGAAGGGGAAAATAGCTTTTTGCCGGAAGGGGTTAAGCTGGAGATTTTTGATTTGGAGAAGTTCCTTAAAGAGGAAGTTAAGTTTGACCTTGGAGTTTATACATTAGAGGCCAGTGTTTGATTTGATTGGCTTTTGGAAGTGATATAAATAAGGATAACGGATAAGATAAGGGAAGTTATTAAAGTTAATTATATAAGTTTGTAGAAATGGTAAAAGAAATTATGAATTGCGGAAATTGCGAGAGGGGTCTGGCCGATCGGCCCCAGTCAAACCATTCTTATTTCCCCGTTATCGTTATCCTTATCCTTATATATATAAATAATAAAAAACCAGAGAGTTCTCACTCTCTGGTTTTTCTTTTTTCATTTTCAATTCTTGTTAACTGTAGCTAAAACAGCGATGAACAACTGAAACTTCCCTCACAGAAGGCCTACACTATTAAGGAAATCGGCAATTGCTTCGTCCGCGTTACTCTTGATTACCTTTACCTTGCGAACAGGTGCACTTGTCTTTGCCTTTTGGAACATAGAACCCAGGCCGATGACCATTTCGCTGATATCAATGATATCTTCTGCCTTAATTTCAGCTCCGGCATACTCAGGCCAACAATCCGCGAACATTTCATTCATAGCGTCTGCTACCTTCTGGGCGTGACTCTGGAGATTAGCCCGCTTGGCAACTTCTGCTTCTTTTGCGAGCCGATCGGCTTCCAGCTCGGCCTTATAAGCGATTTCAGCCTTGTTTAGGGCCTCAGTAATTGAGGCAGCAATCTGTTCTGCGGTCTCGCCATTCTGCAGTCTGACGAGGAAATCATTACTATCGAACATAATTATATTCTCCTTATTTATCTTCATTTTACATATATATTATAACATATTTTTTTAAAAAAGTCAAAAAGGAATATGCGGCCAGGGCCGATCGGTTTTTCTTGGTCTGCGGTCTTAAAAAAGTCTTTTTTTTATATTATAACATATTTTTTTATAAAATGCAAAAAGCTATTTTGGTTTTAATCAAGAGATCTTCCATATGCGGACCGATCGGCCCCCGGCGGGGGAGGAATTAGACGAGTAGGGGGGTTGGTAACTTAGTTTCGGGCATATGGGGGATGGGACAGAGGCTGCTAGATGCACGGAAAAAAAGCCATATGGGCGAACCGATCGGAAACTCGGATCCGGTCATCCCTGACCGGCCCGGCGCTTTAGCTCGCTAAATAGAAAAAGAGCCGTGACCAATAAATCACGACTCTGAGCCCCTGTTAAAGAAAAACAAAAAAATTTTAATAATGTGAAAAGAAGTAAAACGGGATTTTAGTCCCAGGCAAAAATTTCTTAAATGTGAATGAAAAAATCTCGAAAGCCAGACCTTGCCGAAAATCGACCCTAACACGGGCCGGGCGATTACCATTCCAGGGGCTGTTTTCCGCACTGCTCACGCATGGGGCACTTTGAGCAATCCCCGCATTCAATGCAATGCTTTAAAATGGTAAATAATGCCTTAACAAGTTCATTAGCCATTTCAAAATTTTTCCTTTCTTTAATTTACACTTATATTATAACATAATTTTTTGAAAAAGTCAAAAAAGAGCCCTCGGCGGGCTCTCTTTCGTTAAAAAGGTAGATTGTCATCTTCTTCCATTTCCGCAATTCTGTTGTATTCTTCCGCAATCTGCGGAATGTCGATGAAAGGACGGCTTGCCATGTAGTCAGCCATGTGGACGCATCGGTCGATAGAGGTAAAAGGTCTGTCATCTTTCTCTGACCACTGCCCCATGTGGGAGATTATTGCCTGAAGAAGGAAGTCAGGACAGGGATAATTCATGTATTCAGCCCATGCACAACCAAAATTCAAAGCGGCGTTCCTTGCGTGGCTCTTGTATTCGTCTTTGTTGTATTCGTCAATGCCATACTTGCAAGTATCGTGGGCAAGACAAGCCATGATTACATAATCTTTGTATTCATCTTTCATGTAAGCGTAAGAGCTCATGCGGAGCAGTTCTTCCGCAAACATTACAACCGCTTTTGTGTGGCGAACCAGCCCGCCCTCGCCCTGACTAAATACAGGGTGATACTTGCCAGAAGATGAAGCACCGACATTGAAAAAGTAGTCAGGCACATACTCGTCAAAGTAGTAGCACATCATCATGCGGTAGTCCTCAGACTGAATGAGGTCGATTTCTCTTGCGAAGTAATTGTGTTTTTCCATTTCTTTTAATTCCTTTCCTGTTGGGGTGTATCTTCATTTCCCTCAACTACACTTAGATTATAATACTAATTGCGGGAAAAGTCAAGTCGTCAAAATGCACAAAAAATTACGGATAAATTTTTGCTGATTGTGCAAAATGCCGAAATTCCGGCCGCAGCGTCAGTTGGCGGCCGGACCATTATACCACACCTTTTTGGGGCTGTCAATAGGCAATTTGCACAAAAAAACAAGGGAATTTTGGTAAAATTCCCTTAATTTTTCGGTTTTCGCTTCTGAATTAGGGTGATTTCGTAGGTTTCATCCCCGATTTTGAAGGAAAATTGCCGTTCTTTGTTCAAAATTTCCAGGTTTTCAACGGAAAACTGACTGTTTTCACTGAAAAAAGTCACCAATTCGGCAATTATTCCGCCCTTTGTGGCGTTTTCCTTGCGGTTTTTGGGCTGTTTCAGGTCTAAAATCATGGGCTTTTTGCGGTTTTTACTGTCAAAGTTTGTCATCTTCTTGACGACTTTCTTTTGCTCGTCGGTCAGCTCGAACAGCTTTTCACCTTTGTCAATAGCTTTATCATCAGCCATTACCGCTTCGGCTTCTGCTTCGCTAATGTTCAAAATGCGCATTAGCCTTTCCTTTTGGCTTTCGATTGCGGTCACTCCTTTATGTTGGGTTGTGGGGGAGGTTTACTCCCCCACATCTTGAGGTTTAGCCCTCGTAGTAGGGATTAAACTTGAAGTAAGCCTTTCGCTTTTCCTCAACTCGCACAAGGGCAAAATTTTCCCCGTTGGGGTTCTCGCCAGTGGTATCGTACATCTGGCGGACGATAGCGGACACACGCTGATTGGTCAGCTCGCCATTGTCAAGAGCCTTGAGCAGGTCGGTGACAGTGAACAGGCGATTGGGTTCAGCCTGCACGATTTCAAGGATTTCAGCCTTGATACCGACATTGGCGGTCTGCTGGGGGGTCAGCTTCTTGGAAGCGTTCTTCTTGTCAAGAAGCTCGATTTCGTGGTTGATGAACTCAACCATCATGGGATTGGACTGGACTTCGTCCATCTTGAGCAGAATGGCGAACTTGTCACGCTTGGTCATCTTGGTAGTAGTAGTCATGGTATCAATTCCTTTCTTTGCGGTAGGTCGCTACCCTTTTTGTGATTTTATTATACCATAGGTTTGGGGCTTTGTCAAGACTTTTTTTCACTTTTTTCAAAGTTTTTTTTGAGCCTTGGTTTCCGTCCCCTGTCCCCCTTGGCACTATTATAATACCAAATCTGAACGCAGATTTCAAGTGGTAAAATGCACAAAAAACGGGAAAATTAAAGAACTGATTTTGTTGAAAATAACTCTTGACAAAAATGCCGGCGGTGTGGTATAATGGAAATTCGGCGCCTCACTACCCTCGGCGCCGCGCTCACGCAAAAGGGTGAATAATTATTCACCCTCTATTCACTAAAATTTGGTTTCGGTCGCGAAAGTCTTTCCACCAAGCATTTCCGCATTTTCCTGAACGGCTTTACTCTGCCTTTTGGTCGAGCAATAGCAGTTAAACAAAGTCCATTTGCCGATGTTAGGAATGTAATTATGCGGGATGTGTGCGTCAGTCAATAATGCGTGAAAATGATTGGCATCTTCTGCCAAGATTGTAACTTCAACTTTCCACAACTTCTCACGATTATTTTTTTCTTCAATCCACTTAACAACGAAAACGCCAGCGAGATTGCAAAGAGCTACAATGATTACTTTAAGATACAGCGGAAGGTCGCATACTGTATACACAACGACAACCGTGTAAAGACCGTAGGCAACCGCATTAACGATTGCCGCAGTGGTCGGCCCGCACTTTACTGTCGCAATAGATTTGACAGTCTGGATTATTACATTTACGATGTTAAGGATTACAAAAATCCAAAGCAATTTGAAATCCATTTTTACCACTCCCCTATCTGTCTAATAGACCCCCAAACCTGGTAATCGTCATTTTCATCGAGATAGAAAGTTTCGCCATCTGCGATTTCAAACTCAATCCCGCCAAACTCTTTGATGTAGTCTTTAATGGCGTTTTTTACTGCGTTCCACTTCTGCTCCTGCTTCTGGTTCAGTCTGCGTTCCATTTCTGCCCGGATTGCGGAAGCCATTTTATTAAGCTCTACATCAGACATTTCGGCAAAAGAGTTAGTAAAAGTTTCTTTCATTTAGTATCATTTCCTTTCCTTTTTCTATAATAATTATAACATATTTTTTGTAAATTGTCAAGGGGGAATTTTAATTTCCGTTAATTATCCCCCAAAACTCATCCCATTTATTATTGTTCCACCAGTCGGCAACAGCCACTTCTTCATCGGGATGGACTGTACAGAAGAACTCAACAGCTCCAAAAGCCTGATGAAATAAATTTTCTTTGAAGTCTTTATCTGCCTGCTCTCTGGCCATGCCCATTCTGCTTTCAATGAACTGCTCTAACTGTTCTCTTGTCATAATTTTTATCTCCTTTGTTCTTTGTGATTATAGTATACCACATTACGGGAAAAAGTCAACTGTCAAATTGCACAAACTTTTGCCGTAAAAAATTGCTGAATTATACAAAATGCCGAAACACCGGCCATTTGCCCCGTGGGCGGCCGGCCCAATTATACCACATCCTGTCGCCCTTGTCAATAGGCAAAATGCACAAAAAAAATCCTGCCCCTCACTTGCGGGGGCAGGACAGGACGATTTTATACCGCTTGTCATTCCACTCAAAGAACAGCTCTCGGTCGTTGGTGCGTTCCTCGACATTATCCACCAGTCCGCACAGGGCGTCATCAATGGTCTGCATAATTTCTGCCTTGTCGGGGTCGGCAACTTTGGGGCGGCTGACTTTCTTTTCTCTTGGCTTGCTGTCAGCTTTCGTTGCGGCTTTGGCGGCTTTCTTCTGCTCAGGGGTCAGCTCAAAGAGCTTTTCGCCCTTGTCGATTGCCTTATCATCTTCGATGATTTCAAGGGCTTCTTCTCGGCTGATGTCAAGATTTTTCATCAGCTTGACGATTTTTTCTTCCATTGTCCTCACCTCTTGGACTTATTGTAACACAGGGGCTTGAACTTGTCAAGCCCCTTTTGCAAGTTTAGCCCTCGTAATAGGGATTAAACTTGAAGAAAGCCTTACGCTTCTCCTCAATGCGGACAAGAGCGAACTCAGGAGCATTGGGGTCGGTGTCCTTAGGAGCGCAGAGCTGGCGCACCATAGCGGAAACACGCTGATTGGTCAGGTCTGCGTTATCGAGCAACTTGAGGAACTCGGTAACGGTGAACAGACGGTCAGGCTCAGCCTGAGCAATCTCCACAATCAGCTCCTTAAACTCGGAATTTGCGGTCTGCTGAGCAGTGGGCTTCTTGGAGCTGTTCTTCTTGTCGAGCAGCTCAATCTCGTGAGCGATGAACTCGGAGAGAGTGGGGTTGGACTGAACCTCGGAGAGCTTGGCGAGCATCTCAAACTTGTTGCGCTTGGTCAGCTTGGAAGTGGTGTTGGTAGTAGTCATAGTATCAATTCCTTTCTGCTTTTTGAGAGGTGGCTTCTCTTGATTACATTTAGATTATAGCACACTTTGCGGAGCTTGTCAAGGGGCTTTCGGAAACTTTTTTAAGTTTTCTTCTCTACTCTTGTGGGAGGCCGGCACTCTTGAATTTCAAGCCGTTAACCCCTGACTTCTCTTAGATTATAGCACATCGTGTGCTGTTTGTCAAGAGGGAATTTTGAGTTTTTATCCAGTGAAGCTCTGGGGCTTTGGTGGGTTCCTCTCTCCCTCTGTGATTATAGTATAACAAAAGCAGGTATGGATTTCAAGTGGTAAAATGCACAAAAATCAGGAAAAATAAACTTTCAAATTTATGCAAAATAACTCTTGACAAAAAGTGCCGGGGCGTGTTATAATGAAATTTCGCGGCCTCACGATCGAGGCCGCGGCGACGCAAAAACGACTGCTTTTCAGCAGTCATAAGTATAGTACCCCTCATAGGGGTCGAAGCCGAAATCATCATCAATGTCATCGGGCTCATAATCGTCATACTCGCAAGGGGCGGGCCAGCGAGGGTCTGCCAGACAACAAAGGAAACCATCTTCATTGTGCCCCCACAGATTGCATTCAGCACATTTCATTTTCATTATCTCCTTTCCTTTTGTGATTATAGTATAGCACAAAAGGGCTTGAATGTCAAGCCCCTTTTTTATTTTTTTTTACCACTTGGGGAAGCACTTGTTAAATTCTTCGCCTTTACAATCCCACTGGTGAGCGTTCTTGGTAAATTTCTTGTGCAGAGAGTAGCACTTGACGAAAATCGCCATTTCAATCAGAGCATCGGCAAAGGCGGTGTGCTCTTCCTCATAATCGGGGTTGTTAGTGATGTAGGCATACACGCTTTCTGCGGAAGTGGCGCAGGACTTGCCAGTTCTGGACTTGAAGCCATTCTCATGGCAAAACTTTGCATAGCCTTTCTGGTGGGTGATGGTCTGGAGTGCCATCAGATAGAGGTCAATAAATTCAAAATCGTTGCAGAGGTCACGGCAGGCAGTTTTCACAAGGTCAAAACCAGTATTGTAAGCCATTACATACTTTACTCCGTAAAAGTGGCACAGATTGCGGATAATGGAAAGAGCTTCGGCTTCGGTAGCAACCGCAGTCATTTCGCCAGAAGCAAGGCGTTCTGCGTAGATGGGGAAGTTTTTCTTTGCGTAGTCATCGTTGCGGATTTCTTCAAAGTGTTCCATTACAAGCAGAGAGCAGGTGGCGTAGATGTTGCCCTGGCGGTCGTGGATTACGCAACCGAAATTGTAAGTGCCAGTTGGGGTAGAAGCTCCGCCAACGGTTTCAGTGTCCAGAGTGCAGTAGATGGTCTTGTTCATTTTTATCAAATTCCTTTCTTTTGGTTGGGCTTGCCTTCGCTTCCCTAACCTTGATTACAATTATAGTATAGCACAAAGAGCCGAGCTTGTCAAGCCCTTTGTGCTATTTTTTTGGCTTTTGTATCCTGCGTATCCCCAACATTGTTTCAGCCCGTGGGGTCTGGTTCACATTTATATACCGCAAACAGGAACACCTTGCGGTCGAGGACTTTATCAGCACTGGTCTTACACGACTCTCGTGGGTCTTGCCTTTGGCTTCTGCCGGCTTCCCTCTTTGTGATTATAGTATACTACCGCAGGCACTAAAAGTCAATAGTCAAAATACACAAATTGCGGGAAAATTAAAGTTTTAAATTTGTTCGCTTTGCCTATTGACAAAATTGCTGCGGGGTGGTATAATGGAAAATTCCGGCCCGCGCGAACGTGGGCCGGCCGCTGAAAATGCCGGGATTAAAAAACCCCGGCTTCTGCTTCGTATTCTTTCTGTGAGATTTCACGCCAAGTGCAAGTACAGCTTGCGTAATAATCTTCGATTTCTTCATCTCGTTCTTCTTCGGTCATGTCACCCGCTTCTACCGGGTCATAGTCCCAACCAAAGATAAGATACTCAAATGAAGCTCCATTTTCCATTCGGTATTCTTCCGCAATTTCATCCAGTTCTTTTTCTGTGGGTTCATTCTCGAAGGCTTCATAGTAGGTGTTCTCAGTCCCGCAGTAATCAGTTTCAGCGTCAAAAGCGTAGTATCTCATTTTTCTTCTCCTCTTGGTCCAAAATATTCATAGTTTTCGCAACAATTACAAAAAGCAACATCTTCTGCGGTAGTATCTCCGCAATGAATACATTTTTCGCACATTGTTTTCATCTCCTTTGTGTCTTTATTATAACAGAAATTTAATTTGTTGTCAAGACTTTTTTGTGAATAGGGCACACTTTTTTTCGTGCGCCCTACCCACAAAGAGAGAGAAAGGAGGGGGAGTAAGTGGTGAGAGTAGAGGGACTCGAACCCTCGACCCCATGATTAAAAGTCATGTGCTCTACCTGCTGAGCTATACTCTCAAATTGGGGGCAGGGGATTAACCCCACCCATTTTCTTCCCATTCTCTTTCGTAAGCCGCTTTTCTTGCTTCTTCTGCGTCAGAGACTTTCTTAATCATTGAACATCCCCAAGCTATGGCAATCACAAGAAGAATTGCCCAAGATACGATACTGTCACAAACCATTTTTCTTATCTCCTTATCTCTTTTGTGATTTTATTATACCATAGGTTTGGGGGCTTGTCAAGACTTTTTTTTGGTTTGGAAAGGGAAATTTTTTAGAAATTTCCCTTTTTGAGTTCCTCAACCATCCAAAGCATTTCCGCCATCATGTAGCTCCCGAGGTTGGTATACTGAAGGGCGTAGAAGTAACGCTCGCAGTCAAAGGTTTCAACCTTGTTTTCGAGTTCGCTCTTTACCACATCACCAAGTCCACTCTTGAGAGAGTCAAGGACTTTCATCAGTTCTGCGTATTCCTTAGAGTCAACTTCTTCCTCACGGTAGCCCCAGCGGTTTTTGAGAAAGGCTTTTTCAAACTTCTCTGCGTCAACCACTATTACTATTCCAGTAGACCGCAGAGCGGAAAGAGAAATAAGGTCATCCATGCCACGCTTTGCGTTGTAGTAGGTGCTACGGATTTCTTCATACTGGCTTGCGGTAAAGGGTCTCTTGCCGAAACGCTTCTGGATTTCTGCGATGGTGTTGATGTAACGCTTTACCATTTCCTCATTGCCGATGTTGATGTAGGTTTTCTTCATTTTTGTTTTCTCCTTTTCTTTTCTTTGTGATTTTATTATAGCACACTTTGTTTACTTTGTCAAGGGTTTTTTACAATTTTTATTCTTATTTTATCGTGTATTTCGTTGGTCACAATCAACTGGTGGTGAACACTCATGCGCAGGCGAATGGCTTGCTTGCGGGTGTTAGCAGTCAGGTTAACTCTTCGGCAGGTATTGAGTTCTTCATCTATCACAAGTATGTAATACATTTTTTATTATCTCCTTTGCTCTTTGTGATTATAGTATAACGCCAAGAGCCAGAAAAGTCAAGTGGTAAAAATACACAAATTACGGGATTTTTGCGGGTTGAGGTTTGTGCGGATTGCCTATTGACAAAAAGTGCGGTCGTGTGTTATAATGGAAAAACGTGCCGGTGCGGGCGTCGGCGGCACGCCAAAATAAAAAGACCTGCGGGACTGCCCGCAGGTCATACAATACCGGTTATATAATTTCCAGTTAGTAGTATCCACCAGTATGGACTTGCTAACCAGTAGGCTTGATTGTTGGGGAAGCCTCCCCATGAGCTAAATCATAGGCATCACGCTTAGGACTCCTTTCTTTCTTAGGGGTTTAAATCGGTAATTGAGCCACCGAGACTCTTTCATCGGTGGGGTGTCGCAAGTTCGCTTAATCTTTTTCTGATTACTGCTTTGGACTCACCTCTTTCTTTTGTGTCTTTATTATAGCACATCTCTTGGAGCTTGTCAAGACTTTTTTTTGAAAAATCTGCTTTTTACAGCAGATTTTTCAAAACTTCGATGAGGTCGCAGGCGGTGGGGTCAATCGCTTCGCCCAAGTGCCAACCGTTTCTGACTTTTTCATTGTCATCAATCAGCCATGCATTGTCGGTAAACTTGCGGACGCTGTCGGCTTTGGTTGCTCCATACTGAACACCGTGGAAGTGGTCAAAGGGGAAGTCCTGAGCTTCGAGCCATTCACGCTTTGCCTGTCTGACAGCTTTCTTGTATTCTGCGGAGCTGTCCTTGCTGAGCCAAGTGATAACAGTTATTACCACTCCGAGCTTCTGAAGCTCTCTCAGCACTTCGGCAAGTTCAGCCATGTCCCACATGGGGGCGGCTTCTACATAGGGGCTTACATCTTCGGCTCTCAGTTTAGGAAGCCAATTTTCTACTGCGTAGGTGTTAGCGATTGTGCCGTCCATGTCGAAGCAGATTTCATTGGGGGTGGTGAAATTGAGGTTAATGTTCATTTTTTTTATCTCCTTTTCTTTCTTTCTGTAATTATTATAGCACAAAGGGCTTGTATTGTCAAGCCCTTTTTTACCAAATGTGGGCAATTTTTTTTGCTTGTTTTGGGTCAATTATAACACCCTCAAAGCGGTCATTGGGAACAAAAGCGCTTTCATACTTGCGAATGTAGAAATTCCGCATACGACTTTCACAAGCGATTGTTGCGGCAAGAGAGTGACAAGGTTCACACATCTGCACTTGAATTTGAATTTGCCTGCCTGTCATTCTGGTGTATTGCTCGATTTCTTCTTGGAAGCGTCGCTGTGCGTTCTCTGCTGTGCCGACTTTGCTTGCCCAAAACTCCTTGGTGTCCTCAAAGAAAATGTGGAGCAGATAAGCCACAGACCCCTCGCCCACATCAGGCACATTCCAAATAATGTGTTGTTTTGTGTAATTTGGTCTGCCCCGCTTGCCCTTGGAAATGGTGATGGTTTTATCTGCGTGTCGGATGGTGAAATGCCTTGCCCATTCTGCGGAGGGGTTGTAACTGGTTGCGATTTCTTTCCATACTCTCTGGCAGTAGTTTTTGGAATAGCCATTTTCAACTCTGCGGTTGTATTCATTGACTAATGCTGTAAATGTAATTTCGTCCATTGTTTCTTGTTTCCTTTCTATCCTCTATGTTCTTATTATAGCGAATTTAAAGGCGTTTGTCAATAGATTTTGGGAAAAAAATAAAAAAATTTTTTTTCGATTTTTCTCTTGACAAAATTGCTGAAGCGTGGTATAATGGTAAAATCGCGGCCTCACAACCGAGGCCGCGCGGCCGAAAAAAAAGGGCTTAGTATCAAGCCCTTTTAGACAAATTCCGCGATTTTGTTTTCCACAAAGGGAAGGTCTTCCTCTCGGCAACTGATGGTGAACTCGATGGTGTCATCTTCCCGCAGGTCGTAGCTTGTGAAGCAGGGGATTGCGGCTTCGATGGAGTGGGCAGCCTCGGCACATTCGGCACTGTTTTCAACGATGTAGCATTTAACTTTCATTTTTTTATTTCCTTTCCTCTTTTGTGATTTAATTATACCACAGGTTTAATCAGTTGTCAAGTGTTTTTTATAAAAAATTTTTTCATTATTTAGATAGCCAGCTTCTACCACTTTTGTCCAGATAACCTGATGATTGTATCCACATCCGCAAGTAAAAATCTGAATTATTGTAGTTTCATTTTCTATTCTTCCGTGTTCTCGGTATTGTGCAGAGCTTCCGCAATTGGGACATTTCAACATCTTAATCAACTTCCTTTCCTTTGTGCTTCTGGTGTCTTTTGTAAGAGCCTTTGCCCTTTTTGGCTTCCACCTTGCCGCCCTTGCGTCTGAACGCAAGATACTGCTGGAGCTCTTCGCCCTCTTTTTTAAACATTCTTTTATCCATTTTTTTTATCTCCTTATCTCTTCTTTGTGATTTAATTATAACACAAAAGGGCTCGATTGTCAAGCCCTTATATTCTTTTATAAATCTTTGACATACCATCAACATGGTTGCTTTTTGCAGCAGATTTTTTATAACCGCATTTTTGAGTAAGGACTTTAGTGTAAATGCGCAGACGGCGTTTATCCAACCCATCAACATAAATAAAAGCCTTTTTACCATTGACATGGTTATGAATTTCTCTTTCGATTTCATCAAGAGCTTCAAGAGCGAGCGAGAGAGTCCCTGCGGTAGGATTTTTATTGGTAGAAGTGGGAATGTCCCATACAGTAGAACAATACATAGAATTATAGGTGGCATTGGAGGGGAACACGCCCATCATAATATTCCATCTATTTGAAGCCCAGCGGCAAGCTCCTATAATTAAAGACTGTCTATTCCCATTATGGAGAGGCTTTACCACAAAATATTCATTATCATTATACCAACCAGTTCTCATTTTTTTATCTCCTTTGCTCTTTGTGGTTTAATTATACCCTATCTATTGGAGCTTGTCAATTGTTATTTTGCACAAATTTCAGGATTTCTATTCTTTCACTTTTGGCCAAATTGCCTATTGACAAAATTGCTGGTCGTGTGTTATAATTGAAATTCGCGCTGGGACGTTGGAGAGCGGCGCGCTCAAAAATAAAAAGCCGAGGGTTTATCCCTCGACCCGTTCCCATCTGGGAGCCCAGAAGTGGTAGTAAACCAGATTTTCAACCGTGTTGCGGATTACTTCCCACAGAGTGTCAACCACTTCACCAGTATAGCTATTCATCCAGACCATTTTTTTTATCTCCTTTTCTTTTCTTTGTGCTTTTATTATAGCACAGATAAGATTATTTGTCAAGAGTTTTTGGAGAAGAATTTTTTTATTCTTCCCCATTCAGCCAGCGGATGAAGCTGACAGGGGACTTGCCCTCATAGGCACAATCCATGCAGTATTCATCGTAGGCAAGAAGAGTATCACGATCCCACATTTTGTTTTCTCCTTATTTCTTTTGTGTCTTTATTATAGCACAAGGGCTTGATTTTGTCAAGCCCTTTTTTTACTTTGCGGAGAAGCAAGGCTTTCCGTTGAATTTTGCGGTGATTTCAACTTTGTCCTCGGCAAGCAGTTCCTTGACATCAAACTCGAGCATTGAAGGCCACTCGTGAAGCTTTTCGGCAATCTGTTCAACAGTCATGCTGTTTTTGCGGATGGTCTTGAGTATCTTTTCTTTTCTGGTGAGCTTCTTAAACATTTTTGTAATCTCCTTATCTCTTTTGATGGTTTAATTATAGCACAGGTCTTGTTATTTGTCAAGACTTTTTTTTAATTTTTTTTCTGCCTTGTAGGGGAAGAAAACTCTCTCATTACATTCCCACTTGATGATGCTGGGCAACCCCTACAAGACGAACCCACTTTTGATTGCTCCTTGGAGCTGTGGCAGTGTGGTTTCCGCTAACTGCCCTTGGAATAAGGCTTTTGGAGAGATACCTTTTAGAACTCTCTTGCTTTGTGTCTTTATTATAGCACAGAATACATTAGCTGTCAATAGTTTTTTTTAAAAAAGAGAGATGTTTTTTACATCTCTCTCAGCCAACAGCCATTGCAGTAAATTTCATTGGTAATCTTGTCACCGCACACAACCTGTCTGCTGAACGGCTCGCCCTTGGCAAGAGCTTCGTTTCTCTTGGCTCTGTAAGTTGCGTCAAATGCTTCGGTAGTTTCGTAGATGTCACCGTTAAAGTTGTAAATGAAGAGCTTAGTCATTGTTGTTGTCTCCTTATCTCTTTTGATGGTTTAATTATAGCACAGGTTTTATACTTTGTCAATAGTTTTTTTTAATTTTTTTTCTTCAACACTTTAGCGTGTGAAAGTTAAAGCTCTTGCAGCTAAACAAGAAAAAAGCGGTTAATAATTAACCGCTTCACTCCTCGATGTTGTCCCAAATCCAAGACTGTAAATAAGTGGTAGGCATGCCCAGGAGAGGACGAGCTGCTTCAAGGTCAATACCCTCAGCCTCAGCCCACTGGTCAAACTCGCCATTGTCCTTTTCAAGCATTTCCCATGCTGCTGCGTTGGCTTCTTCCCATGCGTCGTAGCCCTTGGTGGTCAGGATGTTGTCAAAGTATTCAATGATGTTCTTCATAGTTTTAATCTCCTTATCTCTTTTGTGATTTCATTATACCATTTCGGGAGTAATTTGTCAAGCCTTTTTTTCAATTTTTTTGCAATTTTTTTTCTTTAACACTTTAGCGCGTGAAAGTTAGGGCTCTTGCGGCCGAGTTCGAAAATTAAAAAGCCAAGCAATTACTTGGCTTTTTTAGTCAAACTTGCATAGGCAATTTTTGCACGGTCTATTCTAAAATGAACATGTTCTGCGATAGGTAATTCAATGAGAGCGTTTATCATTGTATCATAGCTATCCAAAGGAACATTATTCTCAAGAACTATTTCTTTAATCTGTTTGACATTGAGAGTTATCATTTTTTGTTATCTCCTTTATCTCTTTTGTGATTTAATTATAGCATAGATTTAATTAGTTGTCAATAGTTTTTTTTAAGCAATTCGAGTAGCCCCAGTAATGAAACCGTGGGCACTGCATCTGGTGTTATAGCGGACTCCGCCATGATGGGATGTATTATTATTAGTCATTTTACGAGCTCTTTTAGTCAGCTTCTCCTGATACTCTTTCCACTTGTTAAGTCTGTTATTCATGTCTGCGGCAAAGGCTTCCTCTTTACTTACATGGACTATCACATACTTAGCATTAAAGGCGTTGGTCTGTCTGGGTTTATCTCTAAAGCTAACAGCTTCTTCTTTAGTATCAAAGTATCTAATTCTTGTCCACTCTACGCCCCAGACTTCATCATTGATTACTCTGTATACTCTGTAGGGTCTGTTAGCATTGCTCTTCATTGTTGTGTTCTCCTTTATCTCTTTTGTGATTTAAGTATACCACACAATTAATCAAATGTCAATACCTTTTTAGGATAAATAAATAATTATTTTTTTAACAATCTTTCCGCAAGTTTTTTCTTCAGCACTTTAATGCGCTAAAGTTAGGGCTCTCGCGGCCCCGCACATAACAAGACGAGGATGAGTTATTCCTCATCCTCGCTGAATACATCCATGCTCATCAGCACAATGTAGTAGTTAAGCACCATGCTGTCTGTATACTCTTGGCTCTCTGCCATTGCACAGAAGTCTATTGTGTAGTCATGCTCCATGCCCCAACGCATGCACACATCACTCATCATCTGCTCTCTTGTCTTCTCCATTGTTCTCTCTCCTTGTCTGTTGGCTTAGCCTACCTCGTAGACTTCTTCGTATCCGTCATACCACACTTCTTTAGCCAGTGTGCCATCTTCACTAACATACTCTTTGTACCAAGTGCCCATTGCGTGATGGGTTGTTACATACATCCATTTAATCTCTTCCATTGTGCTGTCTCCTTATCTCTTCCTTGTGATTATAGTATAGCACAGATTATCTATCTTGTCAATAGCTTTCTGCTAATTATTTTTTTAACAATCTACAGACTTGCCCTACTAACAGCAATAGGCACAAAGCTTGTTAGCCTTGTGCCTTCTTACTTACTGTTACATACACATTAATGATTGTATCATCATTGCATCTGTTTGTTGTATTGTTGTTATCTATCATCAGCACCAGCGGCTCGCCCTCTCGCAGGTCAAGCCCCTCGACCTCCCACAGGTTGCCCTGCTCGTCAAGCAGTGTCATTACACCATTCTGGTCAACGCCATAGAGTTCTGCTTTCACATAGTAAATTGTGTTGTTGTGCTGTTTAGCTTCTACTGTTCTGCTGGTCTCACCATGGCTGAGCATGAGGAGGCAAGGCAGGTAACAAGCCAAGAGGAAGAGACTAAGAGCGATTGTCTTTTTTACTTTCATTGGTGGTGCATCTCCTTTGTTCCTTTGTGCCTTTAGTATAACATACTTTTGGTATTCTGTCAAGTATTTTTTTAATTATTTTTTCTTTCATGCTTTAGCGTGGTGAAGTGTGCGGAATTACAGGATTTAGCACTTTACTGTGTGAAAGTGCAAGTTGCACAAATTTATTTCTTTAGCGTATTAAAGTGCGAAATTAGGACCGCGTGGCCAGTTCGCGGTCCTGCGATTTGTTAGGGGGTCGCCAATAGACCTGTGGCGTTCGCTCAGCCAAAGCCGGCAATACTTTTTGTAGGTGTTTGCCCAGATGGGGGCGGGTATTTCGGGTGAAAAATTTTTTTAATTAGTGAAAATGATTTGGTCTGGCCTAAAAAATCCCTAAACGAATTTTCAATTCCGGAAAACGAAATTTTTATTCCTTATCAATAATTTTAGCAAGATCAATAGGAACATCAATACCGAGTTCATCAAGAACATCAGCAGCAATCTTATATTTATCAGGAGCACTATCCTTATGATTGGTCATGCAAACATAACGCTCACCTTTATAATCAAGTAGATAAAATTCCATTTCATCTTCATAAGCAATATTGAGTCTGTCTCTCATAGACTTAGGAATGCTAACGCGTCCAAGTGAATCAACTTTTCTGGTAGTATTCTCAGCATACAGGGTCATAATCTTTTTCTCCTTCTTTTTCTATATTTTTCAAACACTGTATAAAATCCTTACAAAATAAATTACAATCCTGCCCATAATCACATGGGCGGATATTTTCAAAAAATTCTTTTGTTTCCCTTTTCCTAAACTGCCCAAGGGCATACTCTTCAGCTGCCGCGTATCCATGGTCCCGCATCACGCATTCTGTAACAAATCGCTCTTCCGCAATCAGCCACTCCTCTATCTTTTCTTTCCAATATTCATTCAACTTATACTCTTCTGGAGTGTATTCCCGCAACGAAAAACAACTATCATTATGCCAAGTAACAGTTCCCTCATGTAATTTTCTTTTTTGATCCCAAGGATTCAAGATACCTTTCTTCTATTGGAACTCCTTAAAATCAAGTTCATAAACTTGAAACCAATCATATTTCATAAACCCGGAGGCCTCCCTTCATCATCGTTCCAGCCTTCCGGCAAAAACAGATTCAAAATTGATTCCAAAAGCTAATAGGTGGCAAAAATAGGTCCGCCTAATAGAATTATTAAACTAACAATAATTTTACTTTTTATGTCAACCTAACCTAAAATATCTACAAACTCTATAAATATTAAGGATGAAAAAATCAACCAAAAAATCATTATTACGAAACCTATTTTTATCACCACCAATTTTCTTTATCTTATGTATATATTATAACAAATTTTTTTTAAATTGTCAAAAAATTTGACTTTTCCCGAAATTTTTGGTATAATTTAAGGGAAGGTTGCGGGAGCAACCTCCCCTTAAAAAAAATAAAACTAATTGGAGGTATTGAATTAATTGATTAAACTCGATTATTCCTTACAAACTCCAGAAGAAAGAAATTAGTTAGTTCAACAAATTTTGGAAGAAAATCCAGAACCTAATGATAAATATTTAGAAATACTTGCGGACTATCTAATTCTTTGTATGGAGAAACAAGAAAAAAAGGAAAAGAAAATTCTTACTGATAATCGTATGACTACGGTTAATAAGCGTGAAACTTCCTTTGAAGGTCTTGTCTCCCAATTTGAAAATGGCGAAGATGGTATTTATAATTTAATTACAGAAAATAAAAATTAGATATTCCAACCTAAAGTTAGTATTACTAAAAAAGATGTAGAAGAAATTCCCCCGTTAAAATAGTTAAAAGAGGCCATAGCAATATGGGAAGAAAAATCAAAGACCGCTTCTGGAAAAGAAGCTTTTATAATTAAAAAGACTTTAATTGAGTTGCGGAAGGACCAATATGTAATAAAGAATGCATATCGCCGTCCTATTACATTGACAAAAATAACGCACTCAAAAAATACGCTGCCCTTAGATGGGACAATAGCTTTGGGCAAAGATGGTTAGGTGATATCATCAGGAGTTGTCCTCACAGACCCTGCTGTTTGTTCAGCGATATTATGTAATTATTCTCGATTAAAACAAGACAGTTGGGGTAATTTTGAAAGTGATACTTGGTATTTAATTTATGATTTTGAAAGGATTTGTGATATAGCTCTTAAAGATTATCCATTATATATGAAATTAGTTGAATGTAAAATTGATGGAATGTAGAATAGTGAAATTTAGATGGTATTACAACAAGAATTTGGAATTAAGCATAGTGTTGAATATATTTCAAGTTTATGGCGAAATAAAATTCCCGGTTTAATTGCGTCCGCTGCGGAAGATCAATTTTTAAATTGGCACTATACTCAAGTTGAGCGTGGTAAATTTAAAAGATGCAGTAGATGCGGGGAAATTAAATTAGCTCATAATAAATATTTTAGTAAAAATAAAACAAGTAAAGATGGCTTTTACTCTATTTGTAAATGTTGCCGAAATAAGAAAAAATAAGGCTTGGGCAAAAATCGTTCAGAGACTTATATTGATTATTTTTAAATAAAAAAGGAGGCAATATTTATGGCAGATGCAACATATTACTGCGAGAAGTGCGGTAGAACAATGGCAGCTGATTAGTTCTATACTTCTAATAATTTAATTAAATATCCAAATGATGGTAAATTAAAACAATGTAAAAAATGTATTACAATGCATGTTGACAACTGGAACCCTGATACTTATTTATGGATTCTTGAAGAAGTTGATGTTCCTTATCTTCCAGAAGAATGGAATAAGCTAATGGCTTCTTATGCGAAAGACCCTTCTAAGGTGACTGGTCTTACAATTTTAGGTAGATATTTATCTAAGATGAAGCTTAAACAACATAAGGATTATCGCTGGGCAGATACTGAACATTTGCAACAATTAGCTCAACATAAAATTGAACAAGCTATGAAAAAGTAGGGATTTGATAGAGCTGAAATTGATAGAGCTCTTGAAAAAGATCCATTTGCGGATTTGGTCCCTCCTCCACCTCCACCCCAGGCTCCGCAATATGATTATTTTGATCAGCAGAATGGATTTGATGAAGATGATTTATCAATCGAATTAACTGAAGAAGATAAGCTTTATTTGCGTTTAAAGTGGGGTAAATCTTATAAACCAGAAGAGTGGGTGGCTCTCGAAAAGTTATATGAGGAAATGATGAGCTCTTATGATATACAAGGAGCCGGTCATATAGATACTTTAAAACTCGTATGTAAGACATCTTTAAAAGCGAATTAGTTGATCGATATTGGTGATATCGAAGGTTTCCAAAAGATGAGCAAAGTTTATGATAATCTTATGAAGTCCGGCAAATTCACAGCAGCTTAGAATAAGGCAGAAAATGGAGAATATGTTGATTCTATTTCTGAACTTGTAGCTCTATGTGAAAAAGATGGCTTTATTCCTCGATATTATACAGATGGTCCGCAAGATAAGGTGGACCGCACATTGCAAGATCTTCAATCCTATACTCGTTCTCTTGTTACCGAAGAAATGAATTTGGGTAATCTTATTGAAAAAGCAATTAAGGAAATTCAAATAGAGAAAGAGAAAGAAGCTGAAACAGAAGCGGATGCCGCAAACGATGAAGAATTATTTGAAGCTGAATTGTTTGCCGACACTATTGATTCTACTCTTACTGATAAAGATTTTGAAGAATTAAAATTATTTGAAGAGGAGTAGGGTAAAGCTGATAATGACTTCTTGACTCAATTACTATTGGACGGTGAGCTATAATTAATGGCTTTACAAGATTTATTAGATGTATCCACGTCAAGAAAAAAAATAGGATTATCTGAAGAAAGAATTGAAGCAATAAAACCCCAATTACGCAATTATATTGCTTATTGGCGAGAATACCCTGATATGTTTGTAGATTTTCTTCAAACAGGAAGGGATGGGGAAATACCTGAAAATGGATTAAGATTTTATTTTTATCAAAGAGTTTTCTTGCGGGCAGCCATGAGATATAAATATGTCTATATGGTTTTCCCCCGAGCTTATTCCAAATCATTCTTATCTGTTTTGGTTTTAATGTGTCGTTGCATTCTTTATCCACGAAGCAAATTATTTGTTACTTCAGGTGGTAAGGAACAGGCAGCTGGCATTATTAAAGAAAAAGTTGATGAAATTTGTAATTTAGTTCCCGCGTTTAATAGAGAATTAGATTTGCGGCCGGGCAAAACTCGACAGTCAAAAGATTATTGTATATTTATGTTTAAAAATGGTTCTTATTTTGACAATATTGCTGCAAGAGAAAGTTCTCGTGGTAAGCGTAGACATGGCGGACTTGTAGAGGAATGTGTTGGTGTTGATGGATAGATTCTTTCTGAAGTCATTATTCCTACCATGAACGTTTCTCGACTTTGTATGGATGGAACTATGCAACCAGAAGAGACTTTAAATAAGAGTTAGATTTTTGTTACTACTGCGGGATATAAAGGCACTTTTGCTTATGATAAATTAATTCAGTTTTTAGTCTGGATGGTTACTGAACCAGAGAAAGCTATTATCATGGGCGGCACTTGGCGAATTCCTGTATTAGTCAAATTATTGGATAAAACTTTCTTATAGGATTTAAAGAAAGACGGAACCTTTAATGAAGCTTCATTTGCTCGAGAATATGAGAGTAAATGGTCCGGATCAGTGGAAGATGCTTTTTTCCGCGGAGACGTTTTTGACAGGAATAGACAACTCCAAAAGCCAGAGAATTCCCATTCTGGACGCTCAAGTGCGTAGAGTTATTATATTCTTTCTTGCGACGTTGGTAGAAAAGGATGCGATACTGTTGTTTGTGTTTGGAAAGTAACTCCGCAATCAACTGGTTTAGCTTATAAGTCTTTGGTTAATATTTACACATTTTCAGATGAACATTTTGAAGATTAGGCAATTAAATTAAAGAAATTATTTTATGATTATAAAGCTCGTAGATTAGTAATAGATGCTAATGGTCTTGGTATTGGATTAGTTGACTATATGGTTAAAAGTTAGATAGATTCTGAGACTGGAGATGTATATCCAGACTTTGGCGTTTATAATGATGATGAAGCATATTATAAAAAATATAGAACAAATAATACTGAACAAGAAGCTATGTATTTATTAAAAGCAAATGCTCCTATTAATACTGAAGCTCATGCGAATGCTCAAGTTCAAATGAATTCCGGTAAGGTTAAATTGCTTATTGATGAACGTGTAGCTAAATAGAAATTATTAGGAACTAAGGTTGGTTAGAGTATGACACCTGAAGAAAGGGCAGAATACTTAAAACCATTTACCTTAACTTCTATTTTAAAAGAAGAGATGATGAATTTGCGTGAAGAAAATGAAGGCATTAACATTATTCTCAAATAGGCAAACAAAAAGATAGCGAAAGATAAATTTTCTGCTTTTGAATATGGATTATATTATATTAAACAAGAAGAAGAAAGTAAGAAAAAACGCAAGAAGTTTTGTGCGAAAGATTGGCAATTTATGAATTAAGAAAGGAGAGATTTGTTTGCGGGCCAGTAGAGGCGAAATTAAAATTGAAGAAATTTTAAGAGAAGCTGAATTAAATTTTAAAGAAGAGTATATTTTTCCAGATTTAAAGAGTCCAAATGGCAGACCTCTTCGTTTCGATTTTGTGGTATTTGATGATGAAGGACGAATTGACTTCATCATTGAATATCAAGGTAAATAGCATTATGAACCAAGTAGTAAATTTGGTGGCAAAAAAGGCTTTTACCAATAGCAATATAATGATTAGCATAAAAGACGCTTCTGTGCTTTACATGGATTTAATTTAATAGAAATTCCATACACCGAAGAGAATCTCCTTTCCTACGATTATATTATGAGTAAGGCTGGATATTAAGGAGGTGGAGTTTTGGAAAGTAATAGACAAGAAGAGATTCGCAAAAAAGGTTTTGATATGGGATCTTATGGCGATAGAGTTGTAGATTATGGCAAAATAAAGATTGGCGTAAAAACATTAGATGATGCTGTTTTAAATTTAGGGACTTTAAAAGATTGTAATAGAAATTATACAAGTAAAAAAATGGTGTTGCGGGCGCTCGCCGATCGCGACCTCCCGACCTTGAGAGCGATTTCTGATTATTTTTACACAGTCAATGGAACTTATTCAACTGTATGTAATTACTTTGCGAATTTATACAGATATGACTGGTATATTGTGCCAGAAATACTTGATGATAAAAGTTCAACAGATAAAATTGTAAAAGACTTTTCAAGAATCCTGAATTATTTAGATAATTCTCACATAAAGAAAATTTGCGGAGATATTGCTTTAAATGTTATTAAGTATGGTTGCTATTATGGGTATATAGTTCCTAATAGTGATAGATTAATATTGCAAGAGTTACCCGTAAATTATTGCCGCTCCAGATATTATATTGGAGATATGCCGGCAGTTGAATTTAATATGAAATTCTTTGATGATTAGTTTAAAGATGTAGCATATCGTATGCGTGTCCTTAAAATGTTCCCCGAAGAGTTCGCAAAAGGATATATGCTATTTAAACAAGGTAAATTAAAGCTTGACTATCAAGGCGATAGCAATGGATGGTATCTATTGTCTCCCGCCAGCACAGTTAAATTTAACTTTAGAAATAGCGATGTTCCTATTTTTATTAATGCTATTCCCGCATTAATTGACCTTGATGCTGCTCAAGATCTTGATCGCCGCAAGCAAATGCAGAAGCTATTAAAGATTTTAGTTCAGCAACTTCCCATGGATAAGAATGGCGATTTAATATTTGATGTTGATGAAGCAAGAGATATTCATAATAATGCCGTTGAGATGTTATCTCGTGCTATTGGAGTCGATGTATTAACAACATTTACTGATGTTCAATCTATTGACTTATCTGATAAAAATACTACTGCTTCTCAAGATGATTTAGAAAAGGTTGAAAGAACTGTTTATAATGCATTTGGTGTTTCTCGAAATATCTTTAATGCGGACGGTAATCTTTCTTTAACCCAGTCTATATTAGACGACGAATCGACTGTTCGAAATCTCCTGTTGCAATTTGCGATATTTTTTGATAAAATAACATTAGCGAAAAATACGAATCGTAAAAAATGGAATTTTAGATTGTATATGTTAGAGACTACTCAATATAATTATAAAGAGCTGTCTAAGATGTATAAAGAGCAAGTTCAAATTGGTTATTCTAAAATGTTACCTCAAATTGCTCTTGGACATTCACAAAGTTCTATTATTAATACTGCTTACTTTGAGAATGAAATTCTTAAATTAAGTGAAATTATGATTCCGCCTCTTATGTCTTCTACTTTAAATGGCGAAGATATTTTGGGCACAAAAAAGCAATCTGCTAATAACAATATTCAAAAAACATCAGGAAGTTCTTCTTCTGGCACTACTGAAAAAGGTGCGGGCCGTCCGGAAAAGCCAGATGCAGAGAAGAGCGATAAAACAATTAAGAATAGAGAATCTATGGGGTAAGGAGGTATAATATATGCATTCGAGTGTAAAGATGAATACACCTATTGAGTTCATTAATATCACCCCCATAAATCCTTTAATTTCTAAATGTTAGATTAAAGTTTGTTATGTAGGTGATGAGCCTAATAGAAACAGAAGTATTATTACTAAAGATGTCGCAAGATAGTTGGCTAATAGTATTCCTGGTAGTCCTATTGTTGGCTATTATAATCAAGAAACTCAAGATTTTGAATAGCACAATAGAATAATTAAACTTGATAATGGAAAACTTATTTTTGAAGATGGAACAAGACCTTATGGTTTTGTTGATCTTGGAGCGAAGGTTTGGTTTTAGAAGTTTTTAGACGATGGCATTAATGAGCATGAGTATCTGATGACTGAGGGTTATCTTTGGACTGGCCAATATCCAGAATGTAAACGAGTTGTGGATAAGGGCAATAATCATTCTATGGAATTGGATAAAAATTTAATTAATGCCTTTTGGACAAAAGATGGTAAGGGAAAGCCGGAGTTTTTCATTATTAATGAAGCAATAATGTCAAAGCTTTGCATTTTAGGTGAAGCTTATGAGCCTTGTTTTGAAGGCGGCGGAATTGCTGATAAATATGTTGAATTCACATTAGAGGATAGCTTTAAAGAAGAATTGTTCTCTATGATGGAGCAAATGAAAGAAATTCTAATCGAAGGAGGAACACCAGTGTTTTCAAAGTATGCTGTTGAAATTGGTGATTCCCTCTGGACTTCTTTATATGAGAAAGTTGATACTGCTCAATATAGCTTACATGGAGTCTATGAGGAAGAAGACCAGAAATTTGCTGTTCTTCAAAATCTAAGCGATGAAAAGTTCTATCGCGTGAATTTCTCTATGAGCGAAGAAGAATTTAGTATGTCAGAGGAATTAACTGATATCACTGAAACTTACAATTGCGAAGCTCAGTTCTCTCTTGAAGATATTGAAGCTTTCTATGTTAAGAAGAAGAAAGACGAAGAAAAAGAAGAAGAGAAAAAAGAGGAAGATAAAGAAGAAAAGCCCGCCGAAGGCGAAAAGAAACCTGCCGAAGATGGTGAGAAAAAGCCAGCTGAAGGTGAGGAAGAAGAAGACGAGGATGAAAAGAAAAAGAAGAAGAAAGATAAATACAATCTTGAAGAGGTTGTTGAATATATCGAACTTCAAAATTCTTATGCTGAGCTCGAAAAGAAATATAATGAGCTTGTTAGTGACCATGAAACTATGACTACTGAATATGCTAATCTCGTTAAATTCAAGACTGAAGTCGAAAGAAAAGAAAAAGAAGAGATGATTAAGAGCTTCTATATGCTTTCTAACGACGATAAAAAAGAAGTCATTGAGAATATTGATACTTATTCTCTTGATGATATTGAAGCAAAACTATCTGTGATTTGTGTTCGCAACAAGGTTAGCTTTGACCTTGATACTGATAATAAATCTGGCAGTGAGGGCGAAGATGCTCCCCCTGTTGTTTACAACCTTGGCGATAGTGGCCTCGATGATGCTACTCCCGCTTGGGTAAAGGCAATCCAAAACGTTGCGAATAAGAAATAATTTAAGGAGGAAATAAAATGCTTAAAGATAGATTAGTCGGCTTTAGCCAGGCTGCTGCTGAAAAAGGCGGATATGTCGAGTATGGCTATGGTCAGGTTGAGCCCAATCATTTATCAGCTCAAAGAACTGCTCAGATTTATGCACAGCTTCCTGCCGATGCAGCAATCAACGTTCTTGAGAATGGCCAGTTTGTAAAGTATGACTATGCAAAGGGCCTTGTTAATTTCACTGGCGCTGGCGAGTGGATGTTAGTTTACAACGAAATTAAACTTTATCGTGAACACCAGATCGATGCTGAGTTCGCAATGATTAAGGACAATTATAACGCTCGCGTTTATAGTCCTCTGGATCATGACACTCTTAACTGGGATAAGCAGTCTCGCTACTATGGCGGAAAAGCTCCTGGTCAGGGTGAAGATGCAGAAGAGGTCACTTTTGAGAAGCTCACTGCTGGTCCTGATATGTATGAACTTCACTATAACGAAGATCCTTTCCACTTTGAAGGACGCACCAAGGAAAAGATGATGCCAGAAGGCACCACTATGGTTCCTCGTGTATTTAAGACCAATGTTGGCGATATTTTCACCACTAATATGGTTATGGAAACTGAGCTTGCTCTTGAAGATGTTCTTAGCCCACGTGCAGAAGATGGTATTCTTTCTAAGCAGGGTGACGGCTCTATGGGCTGGCAAGTTGTTAAAGTTTATAATCTTCCTGACCGCCAGAAGGCAGTTAAGATTATGCGTATTTCATAATAAGGAAAGGAGAGAAGTATAATGTTAAATAAGAAAGATTTAGTCGCATTAGCTAAGGTTGTTGCAAAGGCCAACCCTTCTTCTCCTGTTGCTTATAGCTGGAACGGAGAAAATTATAGCTACGATCAGTTAAATGAAACCCTACGTAATGAGTTCAATGAGTATGCCGGCACTTATGCTGACTACCGTGATAATAAGAATTTAATTTTTGCTGTTATTGAAGAGACTCTTGATGATATTCTTCCTAAGAGAGTCATTGAGCAGTATGACCAGTTTGCTGAAGTTAGGACTTTCGCACAGGGTGATAAGCCCATCTTCCGCAGAAATCTCAACTCTCGCACTCGTGCAAAGCAGTTCATCACTCGCGTTGGCCTTGCTGGTATTTATGAAGTCTTCAAACTTGGTAAGCAAGAAGAGAGCTTCGAAGTCCGCACCAGCGCTATCGGCGGAGCTGCTCAGATCGGCTTCGAAGAGTTCCTTGATGGTCGCGTTGACTTCGCAGAAGTTACTGCTATTGTTATGGAAGGTATGGACGACCTCATTTATAAAGAGGTTGCAGCTGCTCTTAAGGCATCTGTATATCAGCTTCCTCCCGCAAACTATGTTGCTGTTAATGGCTTCGACGAGAAAGAATTTGATCGTCTCTTAACTATCGCAGCTGCTTATGGTGATCCTACTATCTACTGCACTTACGAGTTTGCTGTTAAGATGATTCCTCAGGAAGCTTGGAGATACACCGAGCGTATGAAGGAAGAGCTTTGGCAGAATGGTCGTCTTCAGTCCTATAAGGGACGCAGAGTTGTTATTCTTGAGCAGGGCTTCGAGGATGAAACCAATGAGCGTAAGGTAATCGATCCTGGTTACGCATGGATTATTCCTACTGGTGCTGATAGCAAGCCTGTTAAAATTGCTTTCGAGGGTGCTACTATTGTTGACGAATATGTTAACAAAGACCGCAGCCGTGAAATCCAGGTCTATAAGAAGGTCGGCGTTGTTGCAATGCTCGCTAATAACATTTGTGCTTATTGCGACACTTCTCTTATGGGTCAGATGGATACTTGGTTCTTACAGGATACTGTTCAGAACAAGGTCGTTGTCGGAGAATAATTGACAATTTTTTAAATATATGTTATAATTAAGGGGAGAAAGGGAGTATTCCCTGCTCCCCTTAATTTTTTTGTGTAAAAGGAGAAAATATAATATGGATGAAAAAAATATTTATATTGTTAGAAATAGAAGTTCTAGCAGAGTATGTTATGTAATTCCAGAAGAGGGAATCCGTAGAGAATTCCAGCCCGGTGAGAGTAAAAAGATTTCATTTGCGGAGCTCGAGAAACTCTCATTCCAGCCTGGTGGCCGTGCAATGATGAGTCAGTTCTTACAAATTAAATCTCAGCAGGCAACTGATGAATTAGGTATTCATACTGAACCTGAATACAACATGAGCGAGCAAGAGATTATTAATTTAATTAAGACTGGATCTGTTGATAGTTTCCTTGATTGCCTTGATTTTGCTCCTCGTGGAGTTGTTGATTTAGTTAAAAAGTATGCAATTGAAGTTCCTCTTGAAAATACTCAAAAGATTGAGGCTCTTAAAGAGAAGACTGGCTTTGATGTTATTAAAGCAAGAGAGAATTTACGTGCTGAGAAGAAAGAGGACGAAGAATCCGGAAAGATCACTCCTGTGGCACCAGGGCGTAGAGTTCCTATTGAAAGTGCGGAACCCGCGACCCCAGAACGCAGAACTGCTCCTAAATATAATGTAGTAAGCACTGGAAAATAATTAACTCTTTTGAGAAAGGAGAATATGCAGATGGGAACCCCATTCACAGATGTGTATAATCGTTTTCTCGGAAAAATTACAGATGATATGTATGTTGAATTAACCCCAGAGGATACTATTAGAGACTTGCGGACAATGCTTATTGACGCAATCCCTAATTTTGAATTTCCAAGACATAATTTATATGATTATGAAATTAGTCAAGTAACTAAACCGGAAAATGAAGTTTTAACAACTGATTTTATTATTGGTTTAGTCTGGGAAGATATTCAAACAGAAATAGGGCGTGTCCCTTTAGTTCTTGTTGAGACTTCTGCTTTTGCAGCAGAACTGACCTCTGAAGAAATTAATATTTTAGCCATACTCATGATGGTTGCATGGGTTCAGCGTTAGGTTACATCTATTGAGAATACCAGAATGAAATACAGCGGAGCTGATTTCAAAATGACTTCGTAGGCTAATCATTTATCTAAATTATTAGCTCTGTTAAGTGAGACTCAAAGACAATCTCACCACATGTAGAGACTCTATAAGCGCAGAAAAATTATTGATAATGGAGAATATCGCTCTAATTGGTCAGTATTGCGAGAAAAGAGTGCTATTAGATGACTAAATATGGTTTTAACTTTCCTGCGGAAGTAATTCAAAAAGATGTAATTCGCTTAACCAATCAAATTTGGAAATTAATTCCAATGAAAGAGCATGAAGAAGATTGGCAAAAACAACTTGATACTGTGCTTATTGAAATTGCGGGCTTGAATGAAATTTTTGTTCAGGAACCGCAATTTTTATAGATATTATCAAAGTTAGAAGGTTTAAAGGTTTAGGCTGATTTAGAATTTCAGATTTATAGAAAAACAGTGTTTGAAATTATAAATCTGTTGTAGGAATTTAAATATGCAACAATAGTTTGAAAGATTATATCCCAATTTTATTGGGGCCAATATTGCGTTAAAGCTTATGAATTAGCGTATGGGTGGAACTGATTTGCCTAAATACAAACCTGATACTGTTGAAGGTGCCAATGATATGGCTAAGAGATTAGAAGCCAAGGGAGGATTCCCGCAATAGAATCGTATGATTCGAGATAAACGACGCTCATTAGATAAAGCAACTTTATATTCATATTAGGCTGCTTTGGTTAAGAAATTTATTCCAGACTATGAGCCTACTATGGAAGGCGTTCGTGAATAGCCGCCAGTAAGAGCTTTAATTAATCCAAATAAATTGAAACAAGATTATGATGATAAAATTATTTCAATTGGATTTGAACATGGCTTTTCTACTGGGGATGTTTTTGAATGGTGCAATACTGGGACCTATTGGTTAATTTATTTATAGGATTTAACTGAACTTGCTTATTTTAGAGGCGATATTAGGAAATGCTCTTATGAGATTTCTTGGCTGGATGATGAAGGCCAGGAGAAGAAAACTTATATTGCAATGCGAGGCCCGGTCGAAACTAAAATAGATTATATTCAAAAACATGGTATCAGTGTTGACAATCCAAATTATTCTTTAAATATTTTAATTCCTAAAAATAAGGATACATTAAAATAGTTTAAAAGATATAAAAAGTTTTATTTACAAGATTTAGTTGAAGGAGAAGATTAGGTTTGCTGGCGAGTTGAGGCGGTAGACACTATGAGTACTCCTGGTATTATTGAAATTTCAGCGGTTGAATATTATGCCAATGAACATGAAGATGATATTGAAGCTGGATTAGTTGGAGCTTTAATTACTAAGCCCATTGATCCAAATGAAGGAACTGAATCTGAATTTGTTATTGTTGGTGAAACATTTATTAAGCCAAAGAAAGAGTATGTTTATTATATTGAAAGTGCTCTTTATGGTTAGTGGTATGTTTCTGATAATAAATTACCAATACAAAAAGAGATTTTTGAAGATGAACAAGGACGAACCGCAATTAAGATTAAATGGATGGCTACTTACAGTGGTCAATTCGATCTTTGGTATGGAGATAGTGATGGTCCTTTACTCGATTATAAAAAGACCATAGTTGTGGAGTCTTTGTTCTAAGAGCTAAAGGAGAGATTTAATTGAGAATTGACGGTTATCAAATCCCCAAATCAAGTTTTTTATCTACTGAAAAAGATATGAATTTAATTGTAGATAAAATGTTTAAAAATGAACGATTAAAGAGATTACTTTATTATACAACTAAAGATGCTTTAAGCAAACCAAATATTACTGATGATCAGATGATTGAAATGTTTGGTAAGAATATTAAAACTGTTCCTAAACTTTATGTTGATGGGTCAGTTTTAAATTATATTATTATTAGCTTTGATAATTTTACTCCCAGTAGCAATCCAGAGTTTAGAGATAATATAATTGAGTTTGATATTATTTGCCATTTTGATCAATGGCAACTTCAAGATTTTGCATTAAGACCTTATAAAATTGCGGCAGAAATTGATTCTATGTTTAATGGAAAACATTTAACCGGAATTGGCGAGGTTGAGTTCCTTGGGGCTAATCAAATGATTCTTACCGACGAGTTTGCGGGCCTCTGTTTAATGTATAGGGCCGTTCATGGGGAAGAAGATAAGAAGGGTATGCCTAACCCGGCTACTGAAGAAAGATTCTTACAAGATTTTAAGGATTTAACTGTTGAATAATGGATTATCGTTTGGCGATGATGTGCGGGACCGACATTCCGGTGCCTGAGTGTTAGATTGTAGTTCATTAGCCGAGGATAAAAGAAATTGCATTAATAGGGGAACAAGAATTTTTTGTAGGAGCCCAATGTCTTTGTCTTAATAAATCTATGTTTGTAGAGGGCAAAGATGTTTTAGCAAATACAAATAATTTTTAGATATTTATGACGATAATGTCACAGAAAGAAGCTCGTGATAAACGCGATGCTGTAAAATAGGTATTTACAATATTATTCCCACAATATAAGATATTGGTTACTCCGCAGTCTCTAGTCGTATAGACAGAGAATGGTAATGTCACAATCGACGAGAATAATTTTGAATATCTACAAAATATTTTGAGAATGATCTTTTGTTCCAAAAATGGACCAATGGATCAATAGGCCTTCAATCCCGCAAATGATAAAGCAAGAGAAATTGCTGAAAAGTTAATGCGAGGTAGGCAAAGAGTTGCCGCACAAAATGGTAGCTCAAATGCAAGTGTATTTAGTTAGTATCTGTCTATTCTTACTGTTGGATTAAATTCAATGGGTTTATAGGATTTGGCAGATCTTACTATGTTCCAATTGTATGATTTAATTGAAAGGTATAATCTTTATATTAATTGGGATTTAGATATTAGATCTCGTCTTGCGGGTGGTAAACCTGATTCAAGGCCTGACAATTGGATGAAAAATATTCATTAAAAATAAGGAGGAAAATATACCATGAAATTTGGTGTTCGCGAGATTTGCGATGTAGTCTTAAAAGCTAAGGCTGCTCAAAAAATTGGTGATAAAATTTTCTATGCTGGTGAGCCAGTTATTTATTTTGATACTTTAAAGACTTCTAGCATGGAAGGTGCTGCTACCACTGTTTATGCACAGGGTGGTCGTGGTAATGCTCGTCTCGTTGCTTGGGAAGGTGAAAGAACTGTTACCTTCACTATGGAAGATGCTCTTATCTCTCCTGAAGGATTTATGATTCTTTCTGGTGCTGGACTCATTTCTGGTAAAGAGCAACCCATTTATCAGCATATGACCGAAACTGTTGATGCATCTGGTATTACTGAAGGCACTGGTGGCGAAGACGGTGGAAAAACCTATACTATTCGTTTAAAGAATATGCCTTATATGCCTGAAGATAAAGGCGAAAATTTTGCATATGTAATGTTCATGAAGAATGGCGAGATTATTTCTGAGCCATATATTCCTGTTCATACCAAAAATGCTGGTACTGATACAGATCCTAATTATGACATTGAGAAAGATGAAGCTGGTGGTTATTTAATTACTGTTGCTGGACATCCTAATTACATTCAAGGTATTGAGGGTGAGGATCCCCCTCATGTCGCTGAGTATACAATTGATGGCGTTTTAACTGGTAAGGGTATTGCTTATGACGCTGTTCTTGTTGATTACTATGTTGAACGTCATGGCGAAGCTCAGCAAATTGAGATTACTGCTGATAAGTTTGGTGGAAACTATTATCTTGAAGCTTCTACTTTATTCCGTGATCAAAATGGTGTTGATATGCCAGCTGAATTTATTATTCCTAACTGCAAGATTCAGTCTAACTTTACATTTACTATGGCTTCTTCTGGTGATCCTTCTACCTTCACCTTTACAATGGACGCTTTCCCTGATTATACTCGTTTTGACAAATCTAAGAAAGTTCTTGCCGCTATCCAGATCATTAAAGATGCCGCTGCTCTTGACTTACATCGTCACAGCACTGCTCATGAGCCTGGACATGATGACAAGTTCATTATGTAATTATGGCAGTAATTCATACTACTTGGCCTGAAAAGAGAAAGAAAACTGCTCCTGTAAAAAAGGAAAAAGTTGCTCCTAAAAAGCCAGAAAAGAAAGTTGTAAAGGAAAAGCCAATAGTAAAAGAAGTTCCAATTATTGCGGAACCCTCTATTGAGGAATTTTTAAACAACGAAAAAATTTAATAAAAAAGGGAAGAGGATATCGTCCTCTTCCCTTTTTTATATTTTGAGGGAAAGGAGATTAGAAATAGATGGATCAAGAAATAGCTGGAGTAGCAAGTGAAATTGCTGAAGAAGTAAGTGTTATTACTCATGAGGATTTAACTAATTCCATTGCAACAGAATTGATTGGTTCAAGTTCTTTGTTGGAAGAAATAAAAAAAAGTATAAAGATTTTTTTAAAAAAAGTTGAACAATATGAAAAGATTACCTCTGAAAAACCTGCAACGATAGGGTAGGCTTTAAGTAAATTAGAGTCACAGAAAGAATTTATTTATGCTGATTTTTTTAAGATTCAAAATTTAATAAATGCTTTTTTAGGACAAAAAATTGTTATGTCATATATTCATGTTGATGAATAGGGTCGGAGAGAAGTTAGAATTTCTGATAATACTGTTGATCATTTAGGTATTGTTCGAGGAGTTGCTTGGAATGGAAATCCTTTCTATAAATTAGGATATGACTTTTCATCTCATTATGAAACATTAAAAAATGGATTGCCTGACGATGATAATGAAGGACTTTAGGCCACTGCAATGGAGGTAGAACGAAGATATTCTACTTACAAAAAAAGAGTATTATGGTATGTTGGCCAATGGAAAGGATATAGATTAACAAATAGAGGTCCTATTAATGAGGCTTTTATGAATTTTTATATCCATAAAATAAAATTAGAGTCAGGAATGGAAGAAAATATTGATAAATTTATGACCAGTGATAATGGAGCAATTAAAGCTGATGCCACAAGAGGTTATTTAATTGGAGACGTGTATAAGGATGGAGTGTAGTACGCTGTTAAAGGAGCTTTTGGTTCGCCTCAAGGGACGAAAGAAATTATAAAAGAATTCAAAAAAATTCAAAGTGAAAATTTTTCTGATGATGCTATTTGGAGTTTTATAAATAAATTTACCAAAGAAGAATTGGATAAGGGATATAAGCCTCAAATTAAAGAAATGACATAGAGAAGTTTATCTGCTTTTTTAAGATATCATCAAAAAGAATTAGAAAAAGAAATAAATATAAATTTGACATTTTAAAAAATTTTTGGTATAATATAAACATAGAATCGGTTCGAAACTATCAAAAAATTCTCCAAGAAAAAATTTGACTTTTCAAAAATTTTTTGATATAATATATACATAAAGAAAAATTATTTTTCTTAAAAAATTTTTAATGCGATAAAGGAGGCCAATTAATTATGGCAAAAATTTCTTTTACCAAGCTCAGCATAGCTAAAAACGCAAATGTGATTACTATTTATCACAATGAACAGCCTATTGAAATTAAAGAGTATCTTCCTGTTGAAGAAAAATTAAATTTAATATCTGATATTATTAATAATTCAGTTGACACTAATAATTTTTATAATCCTGCTCGAGTTTATATTTATAAGATTATTGGTATTATTCAGGCTTATACAAATATTAACTTCACTGATAAACAAAAAGAAGATGTTTATAAGCTCTTTGATTTTCTTGTAGGTTCTGGACTTGCGAAGAAAATTATTCTCGCTATCCCTGATGAAGAAATGAATTTTATTCAGGAAGCAACTGAAGAGACTATTAAGTCTATTTATAATTATAAAAATTCTGCCCTTGGTATTATGGAAACTATTTCTCAGGATTATAGTAATCTTAATTTAAATGCTACTGAAATTCAGCAGAAGCTTGCGGATCCCGCAAATATGGAGTTTCTTAAAACTGTTCTCGCCAAGATGGGCTAATTTGATTATTTGAATTAATCTATTTTTTAGATTAATATAGGAATAATCACAATTCTGTTATAAATACTTTTATAGTATTTTAAGCATATAGTGTCATAAGGAAAAACCCTCTTATTAGATTATTCTAATAAGAGGGTTTTTCTTTGTTTTTATAATTAATTATAAGGAGAGAAAGGAGTAGTATATAAATGGCTAAACAACTTAATGTTGCACTTAATTTTACTGCGGAGACCGGCCAGGCTAAAACCGCGATTCAAGATTTATAGGCAAGTTTAAGTAAAATTGCTTATGCAGGAACTGGTAATATTGTAGGCAATTCTGCACAATAGATAAAAGAAGCTTCTGAGGCAGCTAAGCAATTATAGTACCATTTAAATAATGCTTATAATGCCACTACTGGAAATTTTGATTTAAGTAAATTAGATAGAAGTTTAAAGGCTTCTGGGGCGAATATTGCAGATTTATCGACTAAATTATTAAGTGCTGGTTCAGCAGGGTAGTAGGCATTTGCACAATTGGCATAGAGTATATCTATGGCCGATTAGCCAATGTTTAGAGTTAATGCGAAATTAACTGAAATGTTAACAACTTTGAAGAATACAGCTCGTTGGCAAATTTCTTCTAGTATTCTTCATGGTTTTATGGGCACAATTTAGCACGCATATGGGTATGCCCAAGATTTAAATGAATCTTTAAACAATATTCGTATTGTTACTGGATAGAGCGTAGATTAGATGGCAAAGTTTGCGGAATAGGCAAACAAGTCCGCAAAAGCTTTAAGTGCCACTACTACCGAATATACTAATGCATCTTTGATTTACTATCAACAGGGTTTAAGTGACGCAGAAGTAAAAGAGCGTACTGATGTCACTATTAAGATGGCTAATGTAGCTGGAGTTAATGCTTAGACTGTTTCTGATCAGATGACCGCTGTTTGGAACAACTTTGATGATGGTAGCAAGTCGCTTGAATATTATGCTGACGTTATGACTGCTCTTGGTGCGGCTACTGCGTCTAGCACAGATGAAATCGCTGATGGACTTGAAAAGTTTGCTGCTGTTTCTGAGACTGTTGGTTTGAGTTATGAATATGCTACTGCTGCTCTTGCTACTGTTACTGCAACTACAAGACAAAGTGCTGACGTTGTTGGTAATGCATTTAAAACTTTATTTGCTCGTATTCAAGGTTTAAATTTAGGTGAGACCCTTGATGATGGAACAACTTTAAATAAATATTCATAGGCTCTTGAAAAAGTTGGTATTTCTATCTTTGAACAAAACGGTCAAATGAAAGAGATGGATGATATCCTTGATGAAATGGGAGCTAAATGGGATACTTTAGATAAGGCTCAATAGACGGCTTTAGCGCAGACTGTTGCGGGAGTTCGTCAATATACTCAATTAATAGCATTGATGGATAACTGGGATTATTTTAAAGAAAATCTTGGTGTCGCTTATGGGGCTGAAGGAGAGCTTAATAAGCAAGCTGAAATTTATGCTGAAAGCTGGGAAGCTGCTAGAGATAGAGTAGCGGCAGCGGCTGAAAGTATTTATCAGAATTTATTAGATGATAAATTTTTTATTACAATAAATAATGGTTTCGCAGATTTACTTACTGGTATCGGTGAATTTGTAAAAGGTATTGGTGGGGCAAAAGGCGTTATTACTATGTTTGCTTCAGTAATGCTTAGCAATTTTGCTCATAAAATACCAGAAGCAATTTAGAATTTATAGTATAATCTTACTTTATTAACAAGAGGATCTGCTTAGGCTTATAAAAAAATTCAAACTGATATGGTGGCTTCTACTGAAAAAGCTTTTTCTGGGCAATTGGGATCTACTATTTCAAAAGATTCAGCTATGGGATTTTCAATTGATTCTGCTAATCAATTAGCTGCTGCTCGATTAAAATTATCAATGGCTTCTTCTAAAATGACAGATGCTGAAAAGCAATTGGCATAGATGGAATTAAGTTTAGCTCAATCTCAACAGCAAGAAATAATTTCTATAAAATAGAAAAATGAAGCTTTAATGGAAGAAATTAATTTAACTCAAAAAGCGATTGAATCTGGAGAAGCTTTAAATGCTGAAAAGATTAGGGATAAAGCTTTTAAGGCAGAAGATTCGATGATAAAAAGAAGACAAGATACTGAAAGTGTTGCTGAATTAGATTCTTTAGATGAATTCCATAGAAATTATTCGGTGCTTTTAGATAGTTTAGAAGGAGATATCCAAACTAAAATTGGATAGCCTTTGATGCAAGCTTTTAGTAAAGGATTATCAACTGGAAAGTTTCAAGAAGTTACATTAAATTTATCTCATTTATCAACTTAGGTAGAAAAAATCAAAAATGATTTTAAAAATATTGATGATGTTGGCATTGAAGAAGTTAGAAATCGTATTTCAGATTTAACTTCATTATTACCAAATTCAGTTAAACAGTCTTCGTAGTTAAGACAAGTTTTATCAGAAATTAATAAAGCTGGTTCTGAAAATGATATGAATCGGGCGTTAGATAATTTAATAAAAACTTTAACTAATTGTAAAATTCCAGCAAATGATTTAAAAAGAATTTTAAGCGAAATTTATGGGAATGATAAAATAGAGTCTTTAATTTCTAAGATGAATAAATATAGCGAAGGAGTCAACAAGGCAGAAAAATTAACTAAAAGTTTGAATCAAGCTTTAAATGATTTTTAGCCTAAACATATAACTTCTTCTATTGAAAGAGTCTCTGCTTTGGCGGGCGGACTGGGTCAAGTGGCTATGGCTGCGAATTCTGTAAAATCTATTTTTAATGCTTGGAATAATGAAGATTTGTCTTTTGGGGAGAAACTTTTAACTAGTTTTACTGGATTAAGTATGTTAATTCCAAGTTTAATTGGATCTTTCTCCAGTTTGAACACTGCTTTTAATGGAAATTTAGTTTCTATTTTTAGATTAATTGCTGCTAATTAGCTTTATAAAGGAGTTTTAGACCAATAGCTTGGACAGTATAAAATGGAAGCTGTAATTAAATTGGCGAATAGAGCTGCTGATAAAGAGTTGTTTTTATAGAAAATGGCGAATTTAGCAATTTAGGAAGGTTTAATCGCTGAAGAGGAAAAAGAAGCTTATATTATTGCTTTATCTAATAGATTAAAAAAAGAAGGCGCTAATATTGAAAAAATTAGTGTAATGACTAAAATTAAAGCTGCTTTTGCTACAACAATTCAGACATTAGCTGACCATAAGCGGAATGGGACTTTGACTCTTCAAATTGCTTTAGAAACGATTTTAAATGGATTGCATTTAAAGAAAATCGCTATTTATGCTGCATTAGCAGCTGCAGCCATTCTTGTGGTGGGAGCCGTTAAAGCCATAGTAAATGCTATTAATGCTGAAGAAAATGCAATTAACAAAGCTAATGAAAATGTTACTAAATTAACAACAAAATATGAAGAACTTAAAAATGCTGCTGACTCTTTTAAACAGGCAATTTCAGATTATGATAGTGCGGTTAATGCTTTAGATGGATTGGATAAATCTACAAAAGAATATGCTGACGCTTTAGAAGAAGCAAATGAAAAAGCTAGAAATTTAATTGAAACTTATGGGTTATTTAATAATTATAGATATGAAAATGGTTTAATTGTAATTGATGAAGATGCTTTAGCTGAGGCATAGAAACTTATGGAAGCTAGAGAAGAGTCTGCTTATAGACAAATGAATTCTGCAAAAATTTATGCTGAATAGTTGTCTTTAAATAAATGGATTTCACAAGAGAGAAAAGATATACCGCTTGGATCTGTTAATTATACTTATAAAGATGAGTACGGCGATGAATAGACAGCCCAAAGAGGGCTTTACGATGAAGAATTGTTAGATTTAAGCTTAGCAATTTAGGAAGTTTCCGATGGTATTAAACTTCCAGCAGATGAATTAATAGAAAAATTAAGTGAACAAGGAGAGGCTTTAGGACTTTCTCAAATTATTATAGATAATATGAGTTCTGTTATTACAGATGCTGCTATTCCTGGTCTTTATAAATTAGGAGAAAGTGCTTAGGCAGCAGCAGATAAAAATAATTATTATGCAGAAAGTTTTATTAGGAGCAATGTTGGAGAATAGTATTCTGAAGAAATTACCGCTTTAGCTACAGGAGAAAAAGGTTATGATTCAACTCTTGCTTCAAATTTAGAAGCTGCTATTGGAACTGTAGTTGCTAATTAGGATAATATAGATTAGACAATAAATGCGACAGAAAAAATATAGAGAATAATTTCTTCTAATACAACTAATAATGATGCTGGTAATTTCATAGAAAGTAGTATGAAAACATAGTTTAATGCTTATCTTAAAGATTAGAATTTTGAAGATGTATATTCACAAATGTTTAATGGGGCAGAGGTTTCTTATGGCGGAAATATCAATTCTCAAGAAATGATTAAACATGCTCTATTGGCACAAGGAGCTTCTAATATTGTAGTAGTAGACAATAAAAAGGGTGGAAATACTGTTAGTTATACTACTGCTGATGGTCAAAGAGTTACGAATGAAGAAATTACAAATGAAGCTGGCCAAGAGATGTGGGCTAATTAGATAGCTGATTATATTGTTTCTTAGACGATTGATCAATTATCTTCTGAAACTTTAACAGAAGATAGAGCGACTGAATTATTCGGATAGGTTCTAGGCTCTCCAGAAAAATATGGGGCTGATTGGTCAAGTGCTTTTATTAATGCTGTTGCGAATCCTGATCAAGATTTTGATTTTAGTTCAATTTTCCCAGAATTATCTCCTAGTGAAGTGGAAGAGATTAAATAGCGAATTCAAAATGGAGAAGGCGAAAGTTTAATTTAGGAGTTATTTGGTTTAACATCAAATGAAATGGATGAATTAAATATAAATGCAGAAGAATTCTTAAATAATTTCGCAGCTGGATTAGAAGACTATGATTTTGATGTTTATAAAAATGCTGCTAATGCTGCAGGAGAGGCTGAAGCTGAAGCTTTAGACTTGGATGTTGAAGAATTTAAGGCTTATAGAGATTTATTAGCAGAATAGAATGAAGAATTAAAAGAATAGCCAAAATTATTGAATAAAATAGCTTTAGCGCATAAACGATATAATCGAGGCGTCAAAGAAATGATTGATAACCAAGAAGAATGGAATGAATAGATTCATAGTGGAGACCTTGAAAAATAGTCAAAAGCTTTAGCAGCATTTCGCAAAGCAATTTAGGATATTGCTAATATGGACGATGATACTTTTGAAGCTTTAGATCCTAAAGTTCTTGTAGATAATTGGGATTTGTTACAAGAAGGAATTAATGGTAATGAAGAAGCTATGAATCAATGGGAAACTGCTGTTTTTCAATCTTTAAATAAAACAGATAGGGCTTTTAAAGGTTTATCTGATGATATGATTTCTCAAATGAATGACCTTGTTGCTCACGCTGCAAGCTTAGATTTTAGTGGATTAACTCCAGGAGCCTCTATCGACGATGCAGATTTTAATGCTAAATTAAATTCTATGATATTTAGCACAGCAGAAGCTGCTCAAGCGATGTCAGATAATTTAAGCAGTATGGGTGTAGATGCTGAAATTGAAGAGCATACTGTAACGGTCCCTCCAACAGCAGAACTCACTGAACAAAGTGGTAATTATATTTACACTCCTCCTAACTCAACTCCTGTTAATATTCCAATATCAGCTAGCCATGTCGAATCTAGCAGTGGTACAACTTATACTTGGTACACTCTTAAGGGTGCTAAATACAATGGTAAAGGAGTAACTTCTGGAGGAGGTTCTAATAATAAAGGCGGCGGAGGCGGAGGCGGAAAAGCTAAAAAGCCTGAAAAGAAAAATGATTCCGACAAAGAGCGTTATCACACTATCACAAATCAATTAGAAGATCTAAAATCCGAGTATGAAAAAATAGCGGAAGCTTCTGATAGAGCTTTTGGCGCTGATAAACTCGCCAATATGGATAAAGAAATTGCTAAGACAGATGAATTAATCGAAAAGCAAAAAGAATATGTCGATGCAATTAATGAGTATGTTGGTATTGACAAAGCAGTTATGATTGATTTTTGGAATGGTATTGATTCTGAAGGAGACGAAGTTTCATATTTTGAAGATCTTGTTGAGGAATTAAATAAAGAGCTAGATGATAAGATCACGATGCCCGCAATAGAATTTGATGAAAAAGGTAATATTTTAAATTATGATGAATTACAAGATGCTATGTATGATATTTATAATGCGGCAGCTGAAAAATATTCTAGTGACAGTGAAGAGTGGTAGGTATTTGAAAAGCAATATGAATAGTTAGAAAAATATATTGAACAATATGAAGAGAGTTATGATTTAGCTAGAGAAGAAGAGTAGGCTTTATAGGATTTAATTAATCAGCGTTTAGATTTACTTTTAGAAGAAGTCCAATATGAAGTTGAATTAAAACTTAATGTATCTGATGATAGCTTATAGTTAATTGAATTTTAGCTTAATATGCTTGAAGATAATGCTTTTAAGGCTGCAGAAGCCATTGAATACCAAACTAAACAAGCTGAAAATCTTTATGATAAGATGTAGGCTAATGAATAGGGCCTTCGAGACATTCTCGCAACAAGTGATATGAGTGTTAATGAAATTGAACAATTACTTGCAGGAGACCTTTCTGTTTTAAATGATCATACATTTACTGAAGCTCAAATTGAAGCTATCAGAGAATATAGAGATAATTTACTTGATTTATCAGAGGAACTTCAAGAAGTTCGTGAAGAAGTTCAAGAAAGGCTTTTAGATGCTTTTGATGAATGGAATGAAGAACTTGATGAAGGTATTGAGAAATTCGATCATTATAATTCCATAATGGAAAATTATAAGAATATGATTGAAATTGTTGGTAAAGAATATCTCAAGATTGATAATAAGGCCCTCGGCGATTTAGATCAAGCTATGGTTGAAAATAATATTAATCGAGTAAAAGCAACTAAAGATGCTTTAGACGCACTCACTGATACAGAAATTCGTGCCCGCTAGGCATACGAAGATGCGGTAGCTCGCGGCAATGAAAACGATATCCAGTATTGGAAAGAAACTCTTGAGACTATTGGAGACGAAGTTGAATCTGCCGAAGAAGAAATGATGTAGGTTTGGGAGGATGCTCTCCAAGCTGCGGCTGATGCTTTTGAGGCGGCAGTAGAATCTGCGATTGAAAACTTTGAAAAAGCTTTATTGCCTTTTGGTACTTTAGAGGAGTTTTCTGATGCTTATGAAAAACAATAGGAAGTTGCAGAACAATATTTAGATGATTATCAACAAATTTATGAATTAAGTAAATTAAATAGAGATATTGCTAATTCAATGGATGATACTAAATCTATTGCGGGCAAACAGAAATTAAAAGGCTTGATGGATGATATTAATAAGCTCCAAGAGGAAGGAACTTAGTTAAGTGAATATGATTTAGAATATCTCCAAAAGACATATGATTTACGAATGGCGGAAATTGCTCTTGAGGAAGCTTAGAAGGCCAAAGACACCGTTCGTCTTACCAGAGACAATGAAGGTAATTGGTCTTACGCTTATACCACTAATACTGATGCGGCTGATGATGCTGCTTAGAAATATGAAGATGCTCTTTATGCTATGCAGGAATTAAGTTCTGAATATATAGATGAAATGAGCGAACAATTAATTTCTACTTCTTAGGAAATGGAAGAAGCTCTTGCAGCAGTACGCGTAGAAGATTATGCATCTATTGAAGAGTATTATAAAAAGCTTGATGAAATTCAATAGTATTATCTTAACCGCATGGGATATATGCAGGGTGAGATGCAAAAAGCTTTAGATAATAATAAAGCTCTTTATGAGCAAGATTGGTAGAATTATTCTGCAGCTACTGGATATAAGATTAGCGATGATGAAAAGTTTGCCATGTCTTATAAGGATACAGTTCTTGGAACTTTATTTGGCAGTGAAAGTTATCTTGTTGATTTCCAAGAAAGAGTTAATGAAGCTCTTGGCACAAGCGATAGCGGATTAATTGGTGAGCTTTTAGATGCTTATCTATAGTGGTCTTAGAATACTGATGATGCGATGAATGCGGCCG